TAGCACTTTGTCGGTTTCTGGGTCACGGAATATCTGAACAAGCACGTGTTGTTGGCTGTCCATGATGGTTGTGTAAACCTCATAAATGTATGTTTTTGCGTCTGCCATAATGCATCTCCTATCGTCGGTGTTTCCACCATAGGGCATTACTGTGGCAGTTCGGTGAATACCCTCTTAAACGCTTGTTGTATAAGGTTTGCAGGTTGCTTGACAAACATTGGTGACACCTCAAAGTGCAGCCAATCGCCACCCGGTGCGCCGTGTATTTCTGGCTTGCTGTAGGACTTCCACGCTTGTCGATCACAGCGATAGCCGCGCCCAAATGCTTTAGGGAAATAATCCAGCACGCACTCAACACCTAATTCGTTTGCGTTGGCAATGACAATGTTTAAAAACGCAATTGCGCCTTTACGGTTTGCTAGTGGGTATTTCTCTGACTTGCGATAAGACAAGTCAACCGCTCGACCAGTGGCATGAACACTTAAGTTTGCAGAGCCGCGCATATCGCGTATTCCCCAGCTGCCGTTATTCCAGAGCGCGCCGCCGCTGTATTTTATTGCTTGACGTATCCACTCATCCATGCCAGGTATTGGGCCTGCAGCTGCGCCGTCACTGTTACCTGTGTATGGCCGTGAGCCAACGACTTTAGGGTTGGCTGGCAGTATTGGCATCTGCTGGTTTCCTTTTCAGTCCGTTAGCGGCAACAAGACCAGACAACGTGCCAGTCATAAACACTGTAAGTGTCGAGAGCAAGTCAATAAATTGTGCATCGTTTGGCGATTGCTCTAAAGGCTGTGAGATGAACAGCAAGCCCATGACAAAACCGATCACGGTGACTGCAAATGTGATTGCAATTGTGCAGCCCACAAACACGATCATGCGTGCGTGTAATAGTTCTATTTCTGCTTTTTCCTTAGCCATTTATGGTTGCCTCGCATTGTCTTACGGTTTTACATTGGTAAATGTTGGTAGGCGCGTTTTGGCGTGTTGTTTCGCACGCGGTCAGGACAAGTGCAAGCATAACGCTAGCCAGCAATAGGCGTTTCATCGGTTGGCTCTGGTCTTGTTAATGGCTCTGGTGGGTCTGCGTCATGTTCCCACAAAATAAGAGTTTCGCCAGATAAAACCCAACCATCGGCAAAACCTTTGTCTAACAATTTTGACACTAACTCTGCATGGTTCATGCTGAAACTTCCAAAAGTGTTATTGACGAATAGGATGCCCCGTCTTGGACTATTACCGAACAGGATGCGGCATCGGCTTTAAAACGGGCATCGTAAGTTGTGCTTGATGTTGTATTTGGTGAGTCTAAATAAATTATTGCAGCACTTCCAACCATGTTGATTGTTGTCGTGTTAGTGTATGCAGCGTTTTGTGTTGCTAATTGTGTGCTACCGCGTCTTAACTCTATGACGTTTGAGCCGTTGCCAGAACTGCGACCTGTACCAGCAACATTTAAAATAACAAGTATTTTTGAGGATGCTGATTGCGGTGTAATTGAGGTGCTTAACCCTGTTGCGGCAAAAGTTGTTGTGGAATTAGTTGTAGCCGTTGAATAGCCAGCGTTTATAACTTGCAAAATACGAAACGCACCACGCAAATCATTAAGGCTTGCTGCAGGTAAAGCGTTTGCCGCAACGAAGGTTGCTGGAAGGTTTGTCGGCGTAGCCATAGGTTCTCCTTATTGTAGTAAATCTGGGCCGTCTAGTAATGACTTATCAAGGATAAACCAAGCCGTGTACCGCGCCGATCCGTCAACAGTCATTTGCCATTGACCCGGCACAATGCGATGCTCGATGCGGTTGATCAATTCTGTTTGGCTGATGCTGTTACCAGATGGTGGTTGCACGGTCAGCGTGTAACGATCCAACAAATCAAGTTGCATCAACGTAGTCCAGTCAGCCGTTTGCGCTGTAACACCAACCGATAGTGGTGACACGTTAGTGAGCAGCTGACCGTTTACGGTTGCCTCGTATGCAGCCAATGTGACTGCTTGGGCTTGTGTGGATAGTTGTGTTTGTGTGTTCATGGCGTTTGTGCCATAAGCGGTAACGCTTGCTGTGTTTGTGGTCGATGTCTGGCCACCGCCAGTAAACGTCACCGTAATGTCATTACGGATCGCTGCAGCGTCATAATTGATCTGTACTGACGGCTCAAACGGTATAGACCCATTAGCAAACGTGGCTTGGCTGGTGTTGCTTGTCGTGTTCGTGTACACATAGTTGCGGTCAGTAAATTTGATTACGCCGGCACGCGTAACGAACAGATCGCCGTCCTCTGAATTGTTGACTAACTGCATTTCGGCTACAAGGTTGCTACCCGGTGTAGATAGCGCACCTACGGTTGCTACTGGTGTGGCTGTAATGCTTTGTAGTGACGCATCCCAAGGTGTGTAAGCAAGTAGTCGAGTCATACGCGCCGCTGACGTTTCGCTAACATTGTTGTTGTTTACGTTGTAAAGCGCTAATGCTTCTGCGGCGCTAATCGCACGACCAATGACGCTGAACTCTTGCGTAATAATACGATTAATGAAACCAAAATAAATTGGTGTTAAATCACCAGTTGTAAATGCAGTTGATGATGGACCAGTTTGCGCTATGCCGTTTATGTATAGAGATACAACGCCTGTAGATTTAACATAAGTTGCTGTAATAAATATTGCAGGATCATTTAATGCATAGTTTGATAATGTACTTGATTGGAAACTTTCAACAGAAACAGTGCCACAAGAGGCTTTTACACGGCCACTTTCCAAACCAATAAAGAAACCACCACCTGTTGCAACAAGTATTCCCATGTTTGCAGTTGCTGCCGAGTGTGATGGTGTAAACCAGCCACTTATTGTAACATTACCGTTTGTTTGCGGTCTGTTTGGTTTATTTGAACTGTACTGACTATCACCTGTGCTAATTGACGGACTTGCCAACGCAGTAGAAAGTGTTGGGCCTTGACGATAAAAAACATTAAAAACCGCTGACAACGTGTATCCCTCTACTACGTCAGTAATAGTGGTGCTTGCTTGCCCATCGTTGCAACGCCAATAATTTGTTGGTGACAACGCAATCGTGTGGTTGTACACATAATCTGGCAACAATTCTTGTGACAGCAAACTGATGCCATCAAAGCAAGACAACGTGGTAGTAGCAAACTTGCCTGCTTCATCCCATGCAGCTGGGAAACCATCCACAAAGCCTCTAAACACACTGTAAGTTACGCTGTTGCTTATGCCCTCAATTTTGATTTGGCGGCGTGGTAACAGTTTGCCGTAGTACGTGCCAGCGGTGTTAAACGGGTCAAATAGTCGAGAGTTGTTATTTAATACAACTTGCGCTGTGCCAATAAACGGGCTGTAATCGTCAGACCTGCCACGCGAAACATCAGCAGAGTAAACATATTCTGTGATGTCAGTCCATGTTGGTGACGCAACATATGGGCCGTCATTAAACGCAATACTGACTTTAGGTGTTGGCCATGCCATAGTTACGCCAGAACGCTTGCCAGTGAGCCTGTGCGCGACTTGTAAGCGGTGAGCGCGTCCACAATGCTTTTACCGATTGCTACCGGATCACCTACACCAGTGTTAACAGTAATGTTTATGCCGTTACCCATCTGACCCATTCTCGATAATGGGATTACGGCCTCTGGGCCTTTCTCGCCGATCATCGCTAATGTTGGGCTATTAACAATGCCACCGCTAGCCATTTTAGGAATAGTTATGCCACCACCCGGATTTGGCTTGTCATCTGATCCAAATAAATCTGTTAAGCCCGGCAATCCTTTAATAATGTTTGCAGTTAAACCAACAACTGGCGAAATTAAACCGCCAAGCAATCGTGCTGCAAAACCGCCTACTTTGTTAATGCGATCCATAGCGTCAGCCAATTTGTTAAAACCAACAGCCATCGCAACAATTCCTGTAGCCGCAATGACAAAAGGGTTTAAAGACATTGCGATATTAACAGCCACGATTGACGCAGCAACAGCACCAATAGCACCAGCAATAATAACAAATTTGTCTGGGTTATCTCCAGCCCAATCTGCAAACTTTTGTAAATATGGCAAACCTGCTTCAATAACTGGCAACAAAGCAGCGCCGATTGACTCTTTAGTTTCGCCAATTGAGTTTTTTAAAATAGCCATTTTGCCTGCAGCCGTTTCGGCGTTTGCAGCTACAGCGCCACCAAACGTGTCAGCCATATAACCCATAATTTCGTCAAGGTCTGCGCCGTCCTCAATCATTGTTTTAATCTCTGGTGACAATTTGCCGAGTGCTTTAAAGTTGCCTTCGTAAGCCTTGCCAAGAGCTTCTGCAATTGTCGCAGAGTCCGTATGCAGAGCCGTTGCCGTGTCCATAACAAGGTTCATATCGTCCATTGCTCTTGTAGCATCGCCACTTGCAATAGTTAAAATTTCAAGCGCAAGTCGATAATCTGTGTCTGCAATACCAGATGCTCGACTCATTTTAGAAATTTGATCTTCAATGGCTGCAACTTGATCATCTGTTGCGCCAGTTACATTTTTAAGAATAAGTTCAAGGGCTTCTTGTTCTTGCTGATCCTCTATTGCTGCTTTGGTTGCGTCACCTAAAACAACCGCAAGACCTGTGATGGCAGCGGCAGCCGGCACGGCTGCTTTCTTAATTGCAAATTGTGCTTTTTCGCCTACAGTTTTTAGTTGCTTAAATTCTGTAATTGCTTTGTCAATGCCTTTGCCGTCAAACTCTGAAATAATTGGAATAGATAGCATTACATTGCCTTTCTAACTGTGCGCGCAGTGTCCAAAATCATGTCTTTCATTTCGTTTTCAATACCACGTCTAGCCCTGTAAACGGCTGGCCCAATAAAACGTGTCCGACCAGCACCAACAAAGCCAAGTTGATCGCCAAGTTTGTTTGGGTTTTCTCGACCAGCAGTTTCAAAGATTGCGGCGGCTGGGTCTTTTTGCTCAATCAGGATTACACCTATAGCGTTGCGCCGGGTGTCAATGCGTAATTTGACACCGTTTTTGGCTTTGGAAACGCTAAACGGAAAATTCTTACGGCTGCGACCTTGTTGTGACCAGTTGTATTTCATACCAGACAACGGCAACTCTGTGTACTTGTCTTGCGCCGCTTTGATGGCTGGGGCAGCAATGTTGTTGGCTTTAGTCCTAAAATCTTTTTGCAACTGTGGGTCAATCTTTTTGAGCGCGTTTATAGTCTCTTTAACCCCTACAACTTTGATTGTCGTTGAAACTGGCATTGTTACCGCTTTCCTTGCTCGCTAATAACTGTAATCACTGTGAGCAAGTCGCGCGCGCCAAACGGTATTTGTTGTTCAGGCCAGAAACCTGTTGCGGCACAAACTTCGGCTAGTTGCCGTCGATAAGTGCCGCGTCCGTAGGGTTTGGGTTAGTTACGTCCGCTTCTGGCATTACAGTCATTTCTGGGTTTTGTTCTAACCATGTCATAAAGTCATCGGGCAATTTCTCGCCGCCAACCTTTAGCAACGTGTAAGCCCAAAACGACCAATCACGAAACCCAGAGTTCTGTGCGTCCAATGGTTTTTTGTTAAATTTCTCTTCCCATAATGCAATGCTGAACAACGTGGTGTACAGATACTCTGGCTCTGCATTAGTGGTACGGGTCAACTTAAGTTTGATACGCATATTGCCTGCCTTGTGTCGGGCCGTTGCCGGCTGTGATTGGTTACGCTACTGCAACGCTGTAAACGCCACCAGTAAACGTAATGTCAATGGTGTCAAGCGCGCCTAGTGCGGCGTTGACAATTGGCAAGGTTTCTAGGTAGCAACCCGTGAGTGTTGACTCTGGGTTAGTTGCGCTAGTAGCTGCGCTCGTTGGTTTGATTTTTACTGTCGTGGATGTGCCCACTAATGCAGCCAAAGTTGCGTAAGTCTCTGTGGCAGCAAAACTGTTGTACATGGTCAAGGTCAATGTGCTGTTTTCAAGTCCAGCCGTGTAAACGCGTGCGGTTTTTCCAAAACTGGTTGACTCCAAAGCCTCGATCACGCGCGTAAAGGTTGCGGCGCTGGTCTGGTCGGTAAGGTCAACGGCATTAACCGTGACTAACGGGTTAGATAGGTAAGTGCTGGTAGCCATGTGGGTTAAATCTCCTCGTTGGTGTCTGTACTAGTTTTAGCAGGTTTTTTAGGTTTAGGTGTGGATTGCTCAACAATGAAACCGCCAGACAACAGCGCTGCCACGTTGATGCCCTCTGCAGGTATAAACGGATCACCGACTATGCCAAGTTTGCTGGATGCGATGGTATAGATCATGCTGTTTGTGCCTGCACTTTCACTGTTAGGTCATAGCAAGGGTACGATGCGCCGCCAATGTCAATCGAGCCGGGTTGACCAGACAACACAATTATTTTGGATGCCAGCACGGTTGCCACAATGTTTAAAATGTCGCGCAACACTGGCAAACCTGCAGGCCCAGAGCCAACAACTTTAAGTGGGAAATCCATAGTCACAATGTTGCCGTTGCCGCCGTATGTCGTAAAACTTGGCGCTAATAGGAACACGCAGTTAGGCACAAGTTTCGTGGGGTCAGTTACTACCCTTAGCCCACTTACGGCCGTTAGCGTGGCTGCTACATCGTCTATAGCCTCGTTTAAGAGGTCTGTGTACGGTGCAGGCATTAGGCAACCGCTGGTCGGGGGATACCCAACAATTGCTTGACGATCGGTGTCAACGATTGCTGGGTTGGTGTGCCCATTGTGTCAAACGCTGCAAACGCAGTCTCAATGCTGCCACGTGAACGCCACAGAGCTGCTGCATACATCAGCGTGCCCAGCGTGACATCGTGACCCGGTGACGTGGTAAGGCTGTCAAAATAGCCTGCCTCTTGCCGGCGGCGATAACAGAAATCGTTGCCAGCGTTTCGTGCTTGTGTAGCAAGCGTGTAATCGTCTGACGGATTGGTAATCGTTACGCCCAAATATGTGATCAGTTCGGCCGTTGTGACCCACGTGCAGTTTTGGTTGTGTACAACACTGCCTGTGTAATCAACAACATAATTTACGCTTGTACCTGTGCAGGCGTAGATAATTTGGTTAGGTCTAGCCACCTCAGGGTTAAATTGAAATTCGCCAGTTGTTGAGTCAACACCTGTGAACTCGTACTGTGGTAAGTCAAGCACTTTAAATGTGCCTGCAAACGGCGCAGCCAATCCACTAACTGTGATGCTTTCGCCTACAACAATTTGTGCTTCCTCAAGCGTGCTAATGCACGCGTAGTTAGACAGTAGTTGTTTACTGGCTGTTGTGTAAGTTGCCATAGCGGTCTAAGTCCGCTACAGACTAAGCGATTACAATGCCCTGAATAAACGAGGACTTGGCAACAAATGTTGAGAAGTAACCGTAGTAAGAGAACGTGCGGCTTAGTGTCGATGGGTTAGCGATTGACAAAACACCCTGTTGTGCTTCGTAAATCTCAAAGCCCGGTGCGTAAACAACAAGCATTGTGCCAGAGGCGAAGTTGTTATCAACAACCAGCTGCAAGCCCATTACGTTCATGTTGTTGTAGCCCATGCCGCCAACTTTGCCGATCGAGTTTTGGCCCATAATGCCATCGGTGACATAACCCAAAACTGGTCGTTTGTTGCTGTCCAACTGTGCACCCAACTTTTCCCACACGTCTGGGCTTACGCACAAGTGTGTTGGAAAGTAGTTGCTGTCCTCTGCAATTTCGCGTGCTGCGTCATACAAAGAACTAATCAACGATGTTGGGTCACCAGCGGTGACAGTCCAAGTTGAGCCTGATGCGGTCTTGCCTGAAACAAGTGCATCTGCTGCAATGTCATCAGTCTTGATCAGGTACTCGCCTGCAAGGTCATTAAGAATAATGTTCATTGACGCTGGGTCAGTGAAATCCATGTCTTGCATTGTCAACGTGACTTGACCTGCAACAGTTGACTTTGTAACCGTGTTAGATGCGATCACCATTGTGGTTGCGCTAACTGCAGAGCCTTCGGTCTGTGTTGCGGCGCTTGTGTGCGTGGTGATTGTTGGCCTGATAAAAGTCTTGCTTGGTGTGTTTGGCATCGAGCGCGCACCAAAAGCGGTGACAACTGGACGCACAAAGTTAAGGTCTTGGAACACTGGCCCAAGAACTGGAACTGGCAAAAGACCCGGTGTATCAGTTGTAAGAACATCGCCTGCAGCTGCTTGCAATGCTGATTGCTGATCGCGCACGGCTTCTTTGTATGCAGCGTTGACGTTGTGGAAAGTGTCTCCACCAGCGTGCATTGCTGCCAAATATTCGCCAGCGGTTGGCATAACAAATTTGCGTTTTGCTTGTGCAAAAATTGGTGCAGTTGGGATGGTTGCCTCGACTGCTGGGATGGTTGCTTCGCTCATGGTTTCTGTCTCCTGTGTAGGTTCTGTTTCTATAGTACTTATTTCTGGCTCGTCTTGTGGGATACTCGCCGCGATGTCGGTGATGATCGCACCTGCAAATGCTGGCACTGGCACTAGCGACAACTCGATCCAATCGGCGGCGGTCACTGTGATCGTTCCGTCTTTGGCTGTGGTGTATTTAGTTGGGTTTACCC